GGCGGCGGTGGGATGCACGATCATCCAGTCCTCCTCGGGAATGTCCGGGAAACCCTGAAAATTCAGCGCGTTGTTGAACTTGAGCCGGCAGGTCTCGAAGCGCTTGTCGCAGCCGGCCTGGATCCGCAGCACGTCGCCCGGCACCACGGCAGCGCCCAGTGGCTCCCACAGCTCGATGAGCCGCTCGCCGTTCCAGAGCCGGTCGCGCTTGATGTGCCCCCTAAGACCCGCGGCCGCGCCGCTCACCACCACCAGCCGACCGCGCTGGAACCAGCCCTCCTCGAAGCCCACCAGCAGGCCAAACCCGAACGAGCGGTTCTCGCTGGCGCTCAGCACCGCGCCCTCGTGGAAATAGCCCGGCTCGGTGAGGTCGGCGCGGCACATGGCGTCGCCCAGCACCGCCGAACAGGGCCGCTGGTAGGCGCGCCCGATGGGCCGGTTGAGCATCTCGGTGAGCCCGCGCAGCTCGGCGTGAAAGGCGCCGCCCGCCCGCCGGATCTGGCCGATGGTGCCGCGGAACAGCACCTTGCGCTGCGACACCTCCTGCCAGTTGACCAGCCAGGACACCACCTCGGCGCCGTCGAAGCGCCCGGCCTCGATATCCGCGTCCGAGAGCGCGTCGTCGCGCAGCGCTCCCATGGCCTCGGTGTTGTCGACCGCGAGGCCCGTCGCCTGCTGCAACGCCTTGGCGCTGAGCCCGGTGTCGGCGCGGAACACCAGCCCGTCGAAAGACAGGTCCCTGTCGTGGTCCGTGAAGCCCAGCCGCAGCCCGTCGGCCCGGGTCACCTCCCAGCAGCGCGACACCGTGGTGAGCCCGGTCGCGAGGTGGTCGTGAAGCTCCGCGATGCCCATCAGACCCGCACCTCCACCACCGGCACGTCGGGCGCCTGCCCCGCCTGGAAGCTCGCGACGCTGACGTTGATGCCCGGCGTGTCGAAGCGCACCGGCACGTCGAACTCGTAGCCCGCCGAGATCTCGACCCCGGTCATCGGCGCATCGGCGAACGTGATGATCCCGGTGGTCAGGTCGAGCTCGAAATGCACGCCCTCGCGCATCTCGACGTCCTGCACCGCGGCCACCACCGTGCCCGCCACCGGCTTCGCAATCGGCCGCGCGTAGGAGGCCGTGCCGGAGCGGTAGGCCTTGACCAGCTGGAAGGCCCGCGTGGCACCGTCGCCCCGCGCGATCACCTGATCGGTGGCCGAGATCTTCCCGCTCGGCTTGCACGAACGGTAGTCGGCCCAGTCCTTCCAGCGGAAACCGTAGAGCTGGCCGCGCCGTGCCTCGTAGAAGGCCAGAAGCTTCTCGATGTCATCGAGGCTGCGCAGCCCCAGCCCCGCGTCATAGCGCCGTCGCGAATGCGCCCAAGGGCTGTTGCGCTCCTCGTAGCCGCTGGTCAGCTCCACCACGTCGGTGCGGCGCTCGGGACCGCCGAGCGCGCCGAAGCTGAGGTCCGCCGGAAATCTCACCTCGTGAAAGCTCATCTGTCACACCTCACCTGTTGCGCGCGCTCTGCCCCAGCGCCCGGCTCATCTTGGCCGCGATCTGGGACTGGCTGCGCTGGAAGCCCTGCACGTCGGGCGTGCTGATGTTCATGACGACCTGCACCGGCTGGCCGCCGCCCTGCGCCCGCACCCCGAGCCGGCCGTCGGCCCCACGGGTGAGCGGCATGATCGCCTCGGGTCCAGCCTCGCCCATCAGCCCGGTGCCGCCGCGCATCGGAAAGCTCACCGGCCCCGACACCACGCCGCCGTTGGCGAAAGGCATCACCTTGCCCTGCGTGAACGCGCCGCCCTTGGCGAAGAGTGACAGCCCTCCGAACATGCCCGCAAGCGAGCCCGCCAGCATGCCGCCCACGTGCTGCGTCACCGGCTGCACCGCCGCCTTGTAGGCCGCGTCGATCATCGAGCGCGCCACCACGTCCAGCGCCTCGGACAGCTTCATGCCGTCCAGCACGACCCCGTCGATGGCCCGGCCCAGCCCCTTGCTCAGCGAGCTTTCCAGCCGCGTCACGTTGCGCCCGGTGGCCGAGAAGGTCTGGTGGATGCGCTTCATCTCGGCGTCGAACTGCGCCGCCATGCCCGCCGCCGAGCCAAGGCTCGTCTCCAGTGCCGCGATCTCCGTGTCGAGATCGTCGAGCCTTTCGAATTCGCTCATGAAACCTCTCCTTTCACCTCATCCGGGAAGGCCGCGATCAGCTCCTCGAGCCGGGACCGTCCCATCGGCACCTCGCCGCTGTCCTCGCCCAGCATCAGCCGCAGCTCGGCGGGCGTGAGCGCCCAGAATTCGTCCGGCCGGAGCCCCAACCCGCGGAGCCCCGCGCGCAGCAGCTTCGGCCAGTCAAAGCCCTGCATCAGCTCTCCTCCGGCAGCATGAAGGCGCGCGCCAGAAGCTCGGCCGCCGCCCGCGCCGCCGCCATCGGGCCGCCGGCGATCTCGGCCGAGAGCAGGTCCTTCGCGGTGCCGTCCCAGCCGCCGCCGCGCAGCCCCGCCACGATCAGCGCCAGCACGTCGCGGGTGCTGCAACGGCCCTCCTCGAAGCGGCGGACCAGCTCGACCAGCGAGCCCTCCTCGAGCCCCGCCTCAAGCTCGGCCAGCGCCCCCAGCGTCAGCCGCATCAGGTGGCGCTCGCCGTCGATCTGCAGCGCCACCTCTCCCCGCCACGGATTGGCCATCAGGTCACCGGAACCGGCACGAACTGCAGCGCCCCGGCCGAGGCCAGCGAGACCTCGTAGGTGGCCTCGCCGTTGTGCGACCCGGCGTATTCGATCGAGGTCACCTGGAACGGCCCCGCGACGGTGCCGAAATCGGGGATGATGACCTGGAAATCGGGGGTTTCGCCGTCGAAGAAGATCTGCCGGGCGCGCTCGTCCGTCCCCGCATCCTTGAACACCCCCGAGCCGCTGATGCTGGCCGACTTGACGCCTGCGCCGGCCAGCAGCTCGCGCCACCCGCCCTGGCTCTCGAGCGTTGTCACGTCGACGCTCTCGGCATTGAAGCTCACCCGCGTGGCGCGCAGCCCCGCCATGGTCTCGAACTGACCGTCGCCGGTCAGGTCTACCTTGATCAGAAGATCCTTGCCGTTCTGGGCACCCATCTCGTTCGCTCCTTGAATGAAGGGATCAGTCGTCTTCGACGCGGGCGCGGAAGGTCATGTCGATCCGCCGCAGCCCGCCGCTCTCGCGCTTCGCCCGCGCCTTGAGGAAGCGCAGGCTCACCAGCCGCCCGCGCTGCAGCGCCAGCGGCGCGTCGTTCAGCGCGTCGCAGGCCGCGGCCGCGACGGTCTTGGCGCTCTGGAAACCCGCCGCATCGCTCACCACCGCCACGGTCAGGTCGTGCCAGGCGCCGGCCCCGCTGACGTCCGAGGCGTCGCGCGCAGTTTCGGCCCCCAGCGTGATGTAGAGCCCCGGCAGCGTGCCCGGCGGCAGCGCATCGTAGATGTCGCCGCCCACGAGCGCGGCCACGCCGCCATCGCCCGAGAGCTGCTGGAACACCGCGGCCTGAAGCGCCGCCGACATCGCGTAGCTCATGCCGCCACCTCCTCGCGGGTCTCGCAGGTCAGATACATGCCGCCCGGCTCGCGCTCGGTCACCGCGAGCACGCGGAAGATGCGGGCGCCATGGCGCAGCCGCTGGCCGGGCACAGGCCGCTCGGGCGCGCCCTGCGGCGCCCCCCGCAGCGTGATGCGGAACATGCCGACCGCCACCGGCCCCGCCTCGCCCAGCGCCTCGCGCCCGCTGCGTGGCCGGATCTCGCCCCAGAGCGTGCCGAGCAGCGTCCAGGTCTCGGCCAGCCCACCCGCACCGTCGGACACCGTCTGCGGCGCCTCCAGCAGCAGGCGGCGGTTCAGGACCGGCGCGCTCATGCGCCGAAGCCCACGCGCAGCGGACGGTAGCGCGCGATCAGCGCGGTCACGCCGAACGGCATGCAGCCCTGCCCAAGCGAGGTCTCGTCGCGGTATTCGTAGTAATGCGCCGCCAGCAGCAGCACCGCCTGCGCAAGATCGGCGGGCACCTCGTCGAAGCTCTCGGCGAAGCCCGCGGTGAAGCGGATCTCGACCTTGCCGCCATCGCGGATCTGCGGCAGCGCCGCGCTCATCGGGCGCAACACCGGCGCATGGGCATCGGCCTCGAGCCGGTAACGCGAGGCATCGAGCTCCTCGGCGATCCCGTTGCGGTCGGACAGGAAGATCTGCGCCACATCGGTGACCGGCGCCAGCGGAAACAGCGCGCCGTCCGGGTCGCGCCAGCGGTGCAGCGTCCAGATGAAGTTGCGCCGGATCAGCGCCTTGCCGGTGCGTCCCTCGATGGCCGCCAGCGCCGCCCGCAGGAAGGATGACAGCACCTCGTCCTGCACGTCTCCTTCGGAAAACCCGCTGCCGAGCCGAAGATGGCGACGCAGCGCGGCAACCGGAAGCGCCGCTTCGGGCACCTGATTTTCTTCCATCAACATCATGATCTCTCTCCGCAATCCTCTGCCGGTCGGATCGGCCTTGGGCCAGGGCGGGCGCGCGCCGCACACGTTGCTCGGACGGAGGGGAGCAGCTGGACAACGCGATCAGTTCCGGCACGCGCCCCACGAGGGCGGATCATCTCCGCCCCCATGTCCGTGTCAGGCTCAGGCCGTGGCGCAGCGCAGTAGCTTGATCGCCGCGAAGTCGCTCACGTCGCCGCCGACCCGCTTGGTGGCGTAGAACAGCACGTGCGGCTTGGCGCTGAACGGGTCGCGCAGGACGCGCAGGTCCGGGCGCTCGGCGATGGTGTAACCGGCGGCGAAATCGCCGAAGGCGATGGCGTCCGCATCGGCGCCGATGTCCGGCATGTCCTCGGCGATCAGCACCGGGTAGCCCAGCAGGCGGGCGGGCTGCGCCGCGGCGATGCCGTCGGACCAGAGATGCCGGCCGTCCGCGTCCTTGAGCTTGCGCAGCGCCCCCGCAGTCTTCGAGTTCATCACGAAGCACGCCTTGGCGCGGTACTCGGCGCCCAGCGCGTAGACGAGGTCGATGATCGCGTCGCCGTCGCCAAGCCCGCCGGCGATTCCGCTGGGCACGTAGCCGATGTTGCCCCAGGTCCAGATCTCGTTGTCGACGGTGTCGTGGGTCAGGAACCCCATGGGCTTGTCGACGCCGTCACCGGTGACGAAGGCCGCGGCCTCGGCGCGCGAGAACTTGTCGGCGATGCGCCCCGCCAGCCAGGTCTCGATGTCGAAGGCGCTGTCGTCGAGCAGGCGCTGGCTCGCCTTCGGCATGGCCGAGAGCTCGTGCAGCTTGATCGAGATCCGGTCGATGGTGGGGGTGCCGGTCTCGGACGAGGTCGAGGACTCGTCCGCCCA